AGTCAATCACACTCAATGGTTCCACGTGGAACACTTTTGGTGTACAATCGGGGCGTGCAGGTTTACACTCCAGATCTGGCCGAGGAGATCCTAAAACGCTTAGAAACTGAGACTTTGCGACAAATTTGCCGCACTCCTGGCTATCCAGCCCCTTCTACGGTGCTTGACTGGGTCTCGAAGAGGCCGGAATTTGCTGAACGTTACACCCGCGCGCGCGGTCTAATGTTGGAAGGGATGGCGGAGGAAATATTAGAGATCTCGGACGACGGCCGAAATGATTGGACTACGCGGGAAAATGGGCGCGGTGAGCTAGTGGACTGCGTTGACCAGGACCACATACAGCGCTCTAAGCTACGTGTCGACGCCCGCAAGTGGCTGTTATCCAAGCTCCGTCCGGATAAGTACGGCGACCGCACGGCCATCGAGCACAGCGGCCCCGGTGGCACGCCGCTGGGGGTTACCGTCGTCAACATCCCCGGCAAGCCGGAATGAGATGGTAGATAGCCTGGGGGAGACCGGAGGTAAAATGTTTTTGTTAGATGGAAACTCCAAGCCCGCTGAAATTCCCACTTTTGATAGATCAGGAGATCTCGCGTCATTTCTTGGCCGAATGGCCAATGAAAAAAATGGAATCGTTGTGTTGGACTGTACTGGGATTGAGCCGCGATTGATCTCCATTAAACCACCAGGAGCCGGAAGGCGTCAAGTTGAAGTGCCCGCTAAGCTCTTAGATCAGCTGATTGAGCTAACCATCGATAGGATCATAAAGGACCGAGTGGAGAATACGGACTGAATCCTGAGCTCCGTTTCCAGCCTAAGCAAGGCCGCCTGCGCGATTGGCTCATGTCCTCCGGGCCTGACGCCCCAACCATCATAGGCGGAGGCGGCGCTAAGGGCGGGGGGAAGTCTGGCGGCATCCGCAACACGTGCTTGCACGCTGCTGCTGAGATCGGCAACGTCTATCCGGGATTTACTGTCACCATCGTCCGGCGAGTTTTCGAGGATCTCAAAAACAACCACATCGACAAGTTGTTTGAGGCGCATCCTGAGCTGCGCAGCCTGTACCGTGAGGCAGATCGCGAGATTCACTTTCAAAACAAGGCTAAGATAAAGTTCGCGTACGCCGAGACGCCGGGAGACGTCGAGCGCAAGTTTCGAGGTGGCTTCGAGTCGGCGTGGATAATTGTGGATGAGGCCCAGCAGTTTACCGAGCGAGAATTGCAGGATATCGAGATGGCCGCCCGCTGGACTCAGGCGAGCAAGGGGCTGCCGCAGAACTTCTGCAAGTTGGGGCTGTTCTTCAATCCCGGCGGCAAGTCCTCTGATAAGCTTCGGCGCATTTTCTGGACAAAGCAGTACGTCGGCAAGGAGCAGCCCAAAAACTATCGCTTCATGCACATGTTTGGGTGGGACAATTTTGAGTGGTTCCGTGGTCAGGTGGACGTCGACGAGGTGGACTTTTACGCCATGCGCGGCATGTGCCCAGGTGGCTCGGACCCCAAGCACCACGTCGGCCGCTGTTGCCGCTTCAACATCTTCATCAATGAGACTTCAGAGGGGCGCAAGTATGACGCATTCCCCAAGGCGATTCGGCAAGGTCTGCTGCTGGGCAGCTTCGACGATTTCGAAGGCCAATATTTCGCGGGCGCGTGGTCAGACAAGAACGTCATCACGGAGGAGCTGGCTAACGAGATCATTCAGCCGTGGTGGACTCGATGGATGGCGCAGGACTGGGGATTTGGTGACCATACGTCTCATGGCTGGTACGCGACAGGCAAGCTCAGCCCGTCGCAGTGGATGAAGTATTTCGGTGGCGAGACGCAGTGGCCTATCGACGTGGTGATCCGCTATCGCGAGTACTTGGTACAGGGTCAGCCTGAGTTGGACCTCGCGACCGATATCATTCGCATGACGCCGCCGGCGGAGCGCAAGCAGATATCGAGGTTCGTGCTTTCCGAGGATGCGATGGGGCGCAAGGCTAAGCAGTCTGGGGAGCACACTGTAGGTCAGCAGTTCACAACTACGATGCGTCGGCATGGGCTGCCCGCTCCTGAGTCAGCCGTTCAGGATCGCGTCAACGGATGGCGGTTCATGTACAACTGCATGTGGCAAGCTTCGCTGATCGGGACCAATATCAGCGAGGAGCGTGCGAAGCAAGCGCCGGTGTTTCTGGTGACGACGGAGTGTCCTAACGCGCAGACGTACATCCCGCAGGCGATCCGCGATGAGAAAGATATCGAGGACGTGGAGCGCGTTGCGGGCGCGGTGTGGGAGGATGTGACCGATGAGATTCGGTATGCTTTGGCTTCGGTGCTTATGCCACGCGGGAAAGCCCCCCGTGACGTGCGGGCAAAAGAGTTGTACAATTCCATCAATGGTGCGACGCCGAGCGAGACGATGACGGAGCGGGCGATTGCGATGAAGAGATTCAATGCTAATGAGAACGCGGTGACGCGGGTAGGGAGGCCAAGTTGGAGATGATTATCGGTTCTTCTGTTCCGTTACGAACTCCGCGCGGGTGGTCCGTTCCAGTAAAGAATAACGATATGGACTTTTTTCTAAAGTTGGCAATAAAACGTACCGCCGACGCTCGTCAGAATTGGGTTCGCCTGCCGTTGCCCAGTATTGAGTTGGAAGTTTACAACGAGGAGGCCACGCTACCATGAAACGCTTCCGCCTGTGGCTTCGATGGCTGATCGCTGGTCCGCGCGAGTTGGATGCGTTTAAGCTTGATGTGGTGGAAGCGATGGCGAAGGTTGGTGCTGATCTGTACGTGATTGATCGTCGCTTAACCGTCATCGAGAATCGAACTCCGATGGCCGCGCGCGAGGCTGAACAGAAGCAACCGGCGCCCGTAGTAACCCGTAACTGGCACGAGTTTCAATCAATGCACGAGAATGGAGCACCCAAATGAGCAGCTTGACGGATTTCGGCGGCATTTATGTCGCGGCGCGTTTCGCTTACGGATCACCGGGCGGTCCACCTCCGCTGTCGATGTTAAATGGCAATGAGGCCACCGGAGCTCAGACCGTCAGCCTCGTGTACGGCTACGCCATCACCCAGGACGGGACACAATTCTTCCCGCTCACCGACAATACTCCGGTGGCTGTTGGATACCCCGGTGGCACGGAAACGGTGACGCCGACCACGATCTCTGGTGATGGCGGGCAGTACGGTGGGCAGACCATGCTGGCGACGTTCGCTGCGGCGCACGGAAATGGTACGCCGCTGATTAGCGCGACGTATGGATTGCAGGAGGCGCTGAACTTCGCGGCACTGCAAGGCGGGGGAACTGTCATTGTCGACGCCGAGTGGGTCGCACAAGGCGGGACATCGGGCATGATCTCAGGCGCAACCGTACCGAGCGGTGTCACCATCCAGGACAACCGCACGGGTGGCGGTATCGGAGCGGTGGACTCTGTGTTTGGACGCACGGGCGCGGTGGTTGCAGTTGCAAACGATTACGACTACACCGAAGTTGAGAACGCGGTAGGTAATGCCGCTGTGTCCGTGGCGAGTGAGATCGCTCTATTCGATGGAACGACCGGAAATCTTTTGAAGAGCGCTACCGGAACTGGATTTGTCAAAGTTGTGGACGGCGTGTACCAAGTCCCGGCCGCTGCAATCCCTTTATCGGTGATCGCTGGGGCGGGCGCTGGCGTTCCGGCATCTGCGGCGGCGGCTGGGGTGGCTGGACAGGTAGCGTATGAATCCGGCTTCCTCTATATCTGCGTTGCGACCAACACTTGGGAGCGCGTTGCAATCGCCGCTTGGTAAAAGGAGTGTACAATAATCCCATGAACTTTCTCAGCAAGTTTCTCGCCGTGATCGCGCTTCTGGCCGTCTCGGTTTCCTCTTCTTTCGCGCAGTCGCGTAACCCCAGTAACTTCGCTGGTTGGTACCGCGCGGCTTCCTTTGCTTACGGTCACACGGTAAGTGGTGCGGCTGCAATCCACATTGGGACAGGGTTCGCGGGCACCGGCGCGCAGAGTTTCACCGCTACGTTCGGCTACACCACGCTTACCGATGGCACTGTAGTCTATCCGTTCGCGACGACAGCGCCTATCAGCGTGGGGCAGGGGTCCACGTTCGAGACGGTGACGCCTAGCTCGGTCTCTTGCGCCACGCCCACAGTGTACTTGACGTGTCAGGTTACCGCGACGTTCACTTACGCGCATGCGGCTGGAGAGTCTGTTATCTCGGGAACGTATGGATTGCAGGAAGCCATCAACTATGCCGCGACGTTGGGTGGTAGCGCCGTGGTTGACGGGGCTTGGGCGAGTGCCGGTGGAACGAGTACGATTCTCAATGCTGGATCTCTACCGACCAATGGCACCGTAGGACTGGTGGATAACAGGAATTCCTCGGGTGACTTCGGCGTTGCGACGATCACGCTTACAAACACGCAGGTTAAGGCGTGCAACAGCGCTCCTACTTTGCTGTTAGCGGCTCCAGGGACAACCAGCATTTACGATGTCCAATCGGTGGTTCTGGAGAACGTGTTCTTGACGGCTGCTTACGCGAATGGTGGTGTGATTCAGTTGAGTTACGGTACAGGGACAACCATACCGGCGACCGCTACGGTGGCGGCTACGTTCCTGACTTCGCCGGTGGCTTCGCAGGTCATCAAACTGGCTGGGGCGTTGGCGACGAATCTGGCGAGTGACATTCTCAATAAGGGGATTTACTACGCTTGCGCGACGGCGGATTTCATCACGGGAGCTGGGTCGATGAAGATTCGGATCAACTACCGCGTGCAAACGGGGCTGTAATGCGATTGCCAGGACAGCCGCGAGTGAATGCTCCGATAGATTTCGATGCTCTCCTCCAGCAGCATATCG